AGTGATGATAATTGGACCAAGTCTCTACTTGAGGAAGAAGCTGAATCTACCTACAGAGAATGGAAACGAACGACAGATTCCATGAGCAAGATCTATGTTGAAGATCTAAACAAAATTTGCAATAAAGAAACATTCAACGATCTGTTTAAAGTTCAAGAGGGTGAGTTCCCTAAATTGCTAACTCACTTTATGCACAGAGATATTACAATTGAAACGATGGTAATTCTAAACAATCTTTTCAATTTTATTCAAATTTGGGACAAGAAGATTTCTGAAGACATCATCTATCCCAAAATTTCAAGAAAGATTCGCAAGTATGGATCATTCTTGAACGTGAATGTCGATAAGTATAAATTGCTAACAAAGCAAACTTTACTTGGCGACGATTGTGATATATAATAATATGGTGATGAAGAAAGTGGACAAGTCGATATACATTAATACAACGCTATACGGAGAATACAAATGAGTCTATCAAGTCTAAAGAACAAGAGTTCATCTCTTGATAAGTTGAAGAAGGCAGTTGAGCAATCTTCAGCAGGTAATGGTGGTGGCAAGAACGTCGATGATCGTTTTTGGCAACCAGAAGTTGATGCCGCTGGCAACGGATACGCAGTTATCCGCTTCCTCGATACGCCAGCCGTTGACGGTGAAGATGGTCTTCCTTGGGTTCAGATCTGGTCGCATGGCTTTCAAGGTCCAGGCGGTTGGTACATCGAGAACTCATTGACGACTATCGGTAAGACGGATCCTGTTTCTGAGCACAACACAGTTCTCTGGAACTCAGGAATTGAAGCAAACAAAGAAATCGCTCGTAAGCAAAAGCGTAAGTTGACTTACATCGCGAACGTTCTTGTTGTTTCTGATCCGAAGCGTCCGCAGAATGAAGGTAAGGTTTTCCTCTACAAGTTTGGTAAGAAGATCTTTGATAAGATCAAGGAAAAACTTGAGCCACAGTTTGCTGACGAAACTCCGCTGAATCCGTTTGACTTCTGGAAGGGTGCAAACTTTAAGGTCAAGATTCGCAACGTCGAAGGCTATCGTAACTACGATAAGTCGGAGTTTGATTCTGCTGCTCCGCTGTTCAATGGTGACGATGCTCAGATTGAGAAGGTCTGGAAGTCTGCTCACTCGCTCAAGGATTTCTTGAAGCCAGAAAACTTCAAGTCCTATGACGAACTGAAGGTGAAGTTGGATCGCGTTCTTGGTGCTGGTGGCACTGCTGGTGCTGCCTCGAGGAAGATTGATGATGAAGAAACTTCTTCTCCTGTCATTCGCTCCGCTCCAGCCAAGAGGGTCACTGCTGAGGAAGTCAGCGTCGATGATGACGACATGGCATTCTTCGAGAAGTTGGCTGCCGAATAAGTTAAATTAGAAAACCGTAGATGTTTTCAGGGGGACTTTGTGTCCCCCTTTTTTATGCATTTCTAACGTGTGGGAATGGTTCGTCAATATTATTTCTTTGTTGTAGAACCTTTACATCTTGTGCAACTCTAGTAAGTTCTTCAACTGTTCGTTTGACGCCAACAACTGCTGCTTCTGCTTTTATCTCTGCTGATGTAGCATCACCTGTTTGATCAGCAACTGCTGGTGTTTCTGTGGCTGTAGGCAATACTTGAGCAATAGTTCCCAATGACATAAAGTATTTCATCATTGCTTGATCAGCCTCAGCACTGTTTTGAGGAGCAAGATTATTTCTTAATGCATTTAATCTGTCGCGTGATGCCATTAAAGTTCCAGAGGCACCGCCTTGCTTTTGATAAGCATCTAGCCAACTTGCCTGATACCTTTCAACAGTCAACCCAGTATTCATTGCTAGTTGCTGCGCCGATAGTTCTCCACGTATGTTACCAGTGTACCAAGCAACAGGAACCTTTGAAACATCACCATTCGTTGCAATTAAAACCTCATTTACATAGGCAGCAGCGACCATATCTTGAACAGCTGGTGGAGCATCAACTGCTCTTTGATATTGTGTTCCGATGTTGTACTTTTTAGTGAGTCCTTGCCATGTTCCATCAACAAACTGATATGCACCAGAGGCACTCGCCTTTGCGTATCCTGCCTTTCTAGCACGCTCTTGTGCTGCAGGATTTTTCATCAAATCAGCATTGTAGTTATTACCAGATTCTTTTTGTCTTATTGTTGCAAGAATAGTTTCTACACCACCATCAATTTGATTTACGCCTTCAAACTTTTGAACTTTGTTGAACGCATTTAAATCAGCTTCTGATGGTGTAGTTGTTTGTTCACCTGTAGTTGTGGTAGGCAACGGAGGAGGAGGTTCTCCGTTATATAACATGCGGAATATCCATTCAGCAGCTGATGTAGTTGTATCTCCCATCGCGAAATCTGCAACAACACCTAAACCAAGACCACCTAGAAAACCTACAGCAGTTCCAATTGGTCCACCAACAGCAGTGCCAAGTAATCCACCCAACACTCCGCTGATAGTTCCAACACCAAGCACATTGACTAAAGTTCTCCAGCCTTCAACTGATCTATTTTTGTATTCATCGTATCCAATGTTACCATTTTCATACTGTTCCACTGCAGCATACATATCCATGATAGTTGGCACAAGAATAGCGATACCCAAAGCGCCACCTTTTGCTGCAGCAAATTTTAGTTTAGGGCTGTTGATGAATCCAGACATCATCGCCAATCCTCTTTTAACAATAACAGGAACTTTTTTACGCACTCTTTGCGCTGTTGTTGTTGGAGCACCAGTTTGTTCTGGTAAACTTTTCCACGTTTTACCATCCCAAACTCTTCCACCGCGAACCATTCCTGGGAGTAATCCTCTACCAGCAACAGCACCTGCAGCACCAGCAACCCCTGCGGCAACACCACCACCAGCAGATGCAGCAGCGGCAGCACCCCCAGCAGCTGTTGCAGCAGCACCCATCCCCATCAAACCTTTAATGCCACCTAACACTCCGCTACCACGAGGAACATTGCCAAATTTTCCTTTTAGAAATTCTGCTGCATTGATACCATATTTTAATGCTAAGAATCCAGTGATAGACATTATAGCATTATCAACTGGACGCATAACTGACTCAATTAGATCATTAATATCCTTCTTCATTTGAATTTGTTGCTGTTTAAGTTCATACTCAAATGTGCCAGGATTATATTCATTTTTTAAATCTTCTTTGCTAAAGAGCTCCATGCCCCTTTCGCCTCTCAATCTTTTCATGGCGCGTTCATTTGAACTGAGAGCAAGACCACCTAATGCAGTAACTTTAAATGCAGTGCCTAATATTGGCATTGCTTTACCAATGAGTGCCTTAACTGTTTTATTAATAACAGCTGACCCTAGCATTGCAGTTGCACCTGCCACTGCTGTGCCAGCAAGCCCTGCTACAGCCACACCGCCACCTGCTGCGCCAACGCCCAATGAAGTCAATGTTCCTAAAATACCAGCAGCAAGTAAAGCCCTGTTTTTTTCTTTTTCGTCTTTTTCTTTTTGTTTATTAATTTTGTTTTGTTCAGCAGTAGCCTTCGCAACTCTTACACCTTTGAGCGCCTGAATTTGCTCATTAATTTCTTGGAGTTTACCCTTTACCGTTTTAGCGTTCACTGGCATCTGTACTGCCATAAACCCACCACGTGTCATTGGATTCATTCGTTTTTGATACTTGAAATAACCCAAATCGTTAATGATATAATTAATCATATTTGAGTTCTTTTCGGTGATCGATTCTAAAAGCGCAATCTGTTTAGACAGCGTAGCAATAGATTCTACAGTATATTTTTTAAACTGTTCGTTCTTTTCTTCTTGTTGTAGTTCTTCTTTACTTATGCCATATTTTTGCTGCGCAATCGCATATAAAGTTCTTGAACCAGTTAATGAAGCAGCCATGCCCACCAAAGAAAATCGTGTTTTAAGGCTGATCTTAACAGAATCAGCCAATGCCTTTGCAACTGATGTGTTTCTATATGCAGATGATTGGTATAACCTGGATGCAATATCAGCTAACGCCATTATCTTCTCTTGACTCCTTGATTACGCTTTCGCGTTAATGCACTTAATCTGGCTTCTTGTTCAGTTTTCATTTTTTTGGCTCTCTCAGTTTCTTCCTTAACCCAATTGTTTACCATGCCTATGTAAGTATCTCGCTCCCACGGAATCATATTTTCTAGTTCTGTGAGAGTGTATTTGTATTGATGTACCATCGTAAACATGTTTCCGTAATAGTCCTTGAGGGATCTGTCACGGAAGGTTAAGTAAAAAAATCGTTGAGTCCCTCCATGTGTAGATTGTGTTTGAAATTACATTTTTGACAAGAGTGCTCGAAGTCATGTGTGATTGTAGGAAGTTTTTCAAAAAAGTTTGCAATTCGTTCAAACTGTTCTTGAGTTAAACTTTCTAAAAATTGACTAAACTCTTCTTTACTGGTTTCGCTAGAGTAATAGATTCCATTCTCATCAAACACATACTCAGTGCAATCATAGATCATATTGAATAAATTGTTTGTCTCATTATCGAGCATTAAATTTTGAATAGATCTGTAGTTTTCTAATGTAGGAAATTTGAGTTTAATTCCAATTTTGTTTGTAATAAAAATCTTAGAGGGTATATCATCGATTGGCGGTTTGATCTCTAACACATTGATTTCAACTGGCATCATGTGCATACAAACATCATCCTCATCTTCACCCATTTCATTTTTCTTAGTACCAACAACATTTCTGCACACGAAATAGGTTTCAACCTTTTCGCCAACTGATCTGGCACGGATATTGAGAAATAGGTATTCGATGTCAAAAATTGGAAGTGTGTCGATATCGATCTCTTCTAGCATACAGTTGTTAATAACTTGCTTGATAGACTTTAAAATATCTTCTTCTTTTCCAGACTGTAACGTCATCAAAAGCAACTTTTCTTCCTTTACTAGGAAGGGTCTAAACTTGATAGGGTTTTCTCTGGAAACCAACTTCAGTTCATAAATTGGCAAATCAATTTTTGGTAATGGCATAGTAACTCCAAACAATATTAAAATTCAGTAATTCTGTAATCAACAAAGAAAAAGCTCGCAGTCAATTTATGGAATCCATCGTCACCCCAGTTGGCTGGCATAGATTGTACGTTTAATGGGTAAGCATTAATCAAATCTACCTGCATACTCTTAGACGGTGTTCCTCGTATAAAACTTTTACCAGTATCAGCAAATTGATATAAGCTGATAGAACCAACGATCTCATCCAAATAACGATTTTGAGTTGTTGATAATGAAATGGACTGTATCCAATCATTCATTAAAGTGTAGGGAGAGTAATCTACAGGAACATAAAAACTAAAGGTTACTTCAGAAAGTTCTCTGGCATATGGAATTTTGGTTTTTAATTGCCCTGGGATTCTATAGTCTGTTGTAGTTAAAGTTTGTCCAGGAAATTCTACGGAATCGCACAGATAAGTTAGTCTTCTTAAATCTGCTGGCTCGATGCCTGGTATTCTGGTAAATTGAACTGCAAACTTACAGCTTCTAAGTAAGTTTTGATTTGCAACACTGTTATAATCGTAGCCAAGAAGGCTTTGACCTTGCTGCGCGCCATCTGTTGGTGTTGTATATTTGTTCCACAAATTTTGTAGGGATTCAAAAATACCTGGTTTAGTTTCTTCTGCCATTATGTTTTATACACCATCTTTGCGGTTGGTAGAAAAATCGCCGTTTCCCAATGCATTGGTTCAATATAAATCAACGACGATCTTATGTGGTTTAACAGGTATCGTTTAATACAAGGTTCAATCATCTTGTATCGACGAGATCGAGTTAACAGGTCATATGATAAATTTAATTTTGTCGAGTCGTTATATTTATCGTTATTGGCAAAATCCAAGAGTTTGTCTAATAGCGCCAAACGGCTGTATGGATCTAGATAATGTAGGTTCAGACCCAAGAATCCATCTGAATACATATCCATTGGGATTACCAGAGGGAACTTATCGTAGACTGGAAGCACATTTTTATATTTTGGGTCATAGTGGTAAAAATACATACGACCGATAAAGGCTTTTGGTGAGATACGACTTGCGTCGTTTAAGATATTAGACCTATCTGAAGGAATGCGCATACGACCAATTTTGTCGCCTAGCCATGCTCTGGCTGCGTCTGTTCTTGGGCGAATGTTCGCCGCTGTCATTTCCTTGCTGAGTTTATCAAATAGTGATGGCATTAAATTCCAAGATCTTTTTCTGTGATAACTTTAAACGTCCAATTTCTATCCTTACAGTATTCCATCGCAGCTTGCCATTTGGCTTCATTTATACCCCAAGTTGCAACTTCACGGATATATTGTTTTGTAACTCTACTTCTTCGCTGAGGCGGCAATACCTGATTAAATGGCTTTACCTCAAGAATCATTGCTTCAGAAGTTCCATTTTTATTGCGAATTCTGACAAAAAAGTCTGGAAAGTAACGATGCCAACGATTATCAACTGGGGATAAATAAGGTATTACTATTTCCTCATTAGACCATTCAACTACACTTGGATTATCATCCAGGTGCACCATAACTCGGCGCTCCCATAACGATCTATACCAGATGTTTGTTGGATCACCTAAATATTTATTGGTATTTTTAGGACTAAATTTACCACTGTATGCCATCAAGTATTTATAGGAAACACTAAATGAGCGAAGGCGGACCAAGATCTCGCGGCAGAGTATCATATGATAGACAAACAAACGCTGCGCAAGTATATAACCAAGCAGTTTCTAATTTAGCCGCACGAAGAAGTCGAGGACAAATTAGCCAAACGCAATTTGAACGAGAGATGGCAACTCTAGAACCATTGCGTGCTCGAGCTGGTTTCGACACTAGAAACGAACCATCTAGATCATCTAGACCACAAACATCAACTGGATCGGCATCTACAACCGATCCCATTGTTGACCAATTAAATTCTGAAATAACTAATGTAAATCGATCACCGCTGGATCGTTCGCAGTTAGGTATAATTAAATTTCCATCCACAATCGAAACTGATGCCACACCATATGTCCTTATAAAAATGTTTAGAAGTGCTGTTGGTACAATCTCGCCGCCACAAAACGCCGAGGAAGCAGCGGCTGCTGAGTTTGATCCTGCAACAAATATAGTAAGTGCGATTGAAAAGGCAGGAACGGCTGTTTCCACTGAAATTAAAAACACATCACTTGGCTCTTTGGTTAACGATAATATAACTAAAGCAGGTGCGGCTTTAAATGCAGCTGCACCTGGCGTTGGCGAGTTTGCTCAACGAGCAAAAAGTGTGCTCACAAACTACCAATTAAGAAGAAATATAGAACAACTGAGTTACGCTATAGCATTAACAATGCCTGAAAATTTAGCAGTTTCATACCAAAACAATTATGACCAACTGTCTTTAACAGCAGCATTGGGTGGATTTGGCTTGGCGGCACAAGCTCTAGCCTCAACAAATGGCAAAGGAGACAATGCTAATCCGTTTATTGCTGAAGCAGCTGGTAGGCTTGCTGGAAATATATTGAGTGAAGATTTTAGAAAATTAGGACTTTTTGCTGCAACAGGCAGAACGCTTAATCCTCAATTAGAACTAATATACAATTCCCCTGCGTTGCGCCAGTTCACATTGGATTTTAGAATGATCCCACGAAACCCAGAAGAGTCTGGCGCTATTCAGTCTATTCTACAGATTTTAAAATTGGAAGCTGCTCCACAAATTTCTGCGGAAACTTCTAGCAGATACTTTATTCCACCGTCACAGTTTCAATTGGAATTTTATGATGGCGTAAATCATGCTATGCCAAACTCATATTTGTTTAAAACTAAGAAATGTGTGTTAGAGGATATTAGCATCGATTACACTGGTGGTGGCTCATTCGCCACATTCTATACTGGTGCGCCTGTTGAAATTAGATTGAGTTTAAAGTTTACTGAAACAGTGATCATTGACAGAACTGCAGTTGGAGAAGGATTCTAATGTACTTCAGACAATTCCCAAAAATTCCATACTCTTTTGATTTATCCAATCAAGGAACTATTGCAGCTGTAACTAATATCTTTTCTAGATTTAGTATTAATAGCAGTTTAATTGATAACTCTTCAGGTTTTTACAAATATCAAGTTGAAGATTCCGACACACCTGAACTAATTGCTTACAAACAATATGGTAATCCTGATTATCATTGGATTGTTTTGATGGTTAATAACATCAATGATCCATTGTTTCAACTTCCGCTATCACGTGATGCACTAGAAAGAAAGATAGTAAAGCAATATGGCTATTCTTCTATTGCTGAAGCATATTCAGCAATTCATCATTACGAATTAGAAGTTAAAAAAATACTATCAGAGGTTGATGGACCAACAACAGAAACAACAAATACTAGCATCATAACATTAGAGCAATATAACTATTCTTCTAATGCAATCCAAATTAAAGATTTAGGAACTGCTAATTCAGAAACAAAAACAATAACCTTTTATGCTAATAATTCCAATGTTAATACTGCAACAGTTGCAACCTTAACTATGACATCAACATATAAACCTGTATATGTCTATGAGCATGAAGATGCTCTTAATGAATCTAGACGTACTATTAAAATTTTAAAACCAGAATATGTTGAATCATTGGTCGATGAAATTGAAAGGGTTTTAAATGCTTAATGATACGCCTAGAACTGCAGATGATGTTAGACTATTAGAATTGACGCTTATTAGTTCTAATGGCAAGAATGCAGATTTAAGAAAAATATTCAATACGATTAATATCTATGAAGATATTTTTCAGCACGTCATCACAGGCACAATTCAATTGATAGACGGCATCAATTTACTTGGCGACTTTGCTGTTCATGGAAATGAGTATCTTTCTATAAAATTCGAAAAAGTTGGATTAAAGGAAAAATACGATAAAGTATTTCGTGTCTATAAAATAACAGATAGAGAAAAATCCCCAGCTTCTCAAACACAAACTTATGTATTGCATTTCTGCTCAGATGAATTGGTGTTCTCGAATCAGCAATCTATCTCAAGATCGTTCACTGGCGAAAATGTTTCTGACTATGTAAAGAGCATTTGTCAAACTGATTTAAAAGTAAACAAAAATAGATTAGCAGCATTTGACCAGTCAAAGGGTCCATCTGAATTTGTGTTGACAAGAAAAAATCCACTCGATGCTATTCAATATTTAACAGAGAATGCGTTTGGCGACTCTAATTCGCCATTCTTTTTTTACGAAAATAAAAATGGATTTAATTTTCAATCTTTGATAAATTTGTACAAAAATGCGTCACTCGGTATTTTAAAATATGATAGAGCGCAATATACTGCTGCGTCAGATACAAGTCCATTTGACAGTATCAATAAGATGAAGAATTTTAAATTCAACAGCACATTTGATATGGTTAAAGCAACTCGCGAGGGGCTGTATAGTTCTAAACTTTATACATTGGATTTAATTACACAAAAATATACAAAGGGCGAAATTTCTATTCTTGACGAAAAAACAAGAGATGTTATGATTGATGGATATTTCCCATTTAATGATGCAAGTAATAGAAAAAATGAACCAGTGTATGCTGCGTATGACTCTAAGATTAGATATTGGTTAACCAATAAATCACATTCTAATTTACCATATTTTATATCAAAAAGAGTTAGATCTAATGACACATACGTTGAGGAAATTTTAGCCCAACGTCAGATGTTAATAGAAACGATAAATAATACTGAACTTCATTGCGTTGTTCCAGGAAATCCATTATACTCAGTAGGATTTACTCTAGATGTTGAAATGCCAGCGTTTAGCGTTGATCAAGAAAACCAACAAAATTATGATGAATACTATTCTGGCAGATATCTAATTACTGCTGTTAGACACGTGATAACTCCAAATTCATTACAAACTGTTATGGAACTTTCAAAGAACTCAGTGTCAGCTCGGATAAGTAAGGCTGCTGGCAACTCACACAAAGTAGCAAAATTATTTTAAAATGCAAAAAGACTTCTTAGGATTAAACAATTTTGTTTGGTGGTTTGGCGTAGTAGAAAATCGTCTAGACCCACTCGAGCTTGGACGTTGCCAAGTCCGTTGCTTTGGTTGGCATAATGAAGATGTGAATCAAATTCCAATCAATAAACTTCCGTGGGCGCATCCAATTGTCCCTTATGGTGTTCGTTCGGTGCAGCCACCAGCAGAAGGAACAATGGTTTTTGGATTTTTCGCCGACGGCGAAGATGGGCAATATCCAATTATTATGGGAACAGTTCCAGGAATTCCTGACGAAATTCGCCAAAACAATGTAGGATTCACAGATCCATATACTGAGGCTGACAAAGCCAGTAAAACATTCCCTAAGAAAATTAAAGAAGCATCAATCGTACCAGATACAACTGGCGTTAAGATTGTAGAAGATGTCCCTAAAAGAAATCCTGCAAATCTAAACGAACCTACAACTTCTAGACTGTCTAGACCAACTCGTGGACAAGCAGATGATGGAAGTTATGATGGCGTTGCTCCAGAATCAATTGCTGGAACAACCATCGATATACAGAGAAAAACAAGAATAACCAAAATTCAAACTGCGGCAAATGATACTTGGGATGAACCATATCCATCGTT